GTAAATAATGAACGGCGTTTTCTATCAGCTTTTTTCACATGGATGCGAAAGGAAAAATTGATCGGAGAAAATCCGGTCGAGGCAACGGATCCACTCAAAGCCATCAAAAAGCCGATTGATTATTTTAGACCAGAGGAAATGACCAAAATGAAAGACGCCTGTAAGAGTTTCCGGGAACGTGCCTTAATAGAGGTACTGCGCAGCACCGGTGCCAGAGTTGGGGAGCTGGTGGAGATTACTCTTGACCAGATAGATTGGAATACCGGTGATATCATGATCCTGGGCGAGAAGAGCGATAAATACCGGCCGATATTTTTAGATGATGATGCCAGATATTATTACCGCAAATATATGGAGTCCCGGAATGATGATAGCCCCTTTATGTTCCCTCAGTGTAAGGCACCGTATGATCAGATGACAACTTCTGGAATCAGGAGCATACTTAAATCCATTGGAAAGCGCGCCATGGTGAAGAGCAGGGTATATCCCCACAAGATCCGTAAGACGCTTGGAATGACACTTAAAAACAAAGGTGTGGACATTGGAACAATTCAGGAGATCATGGGTCATGGAAGTCCATCTGTGACTGCAGCATATTATGCTCAATCAACTCCTGACACATTAAGGAACGTAAGAGAGAGGTGTATAGCATAATGAAGAATACGATACGAGATCATTTGAAAAATATGGTTGCATTAAATGCTGCTATTGCTGAAGCTGATGAAGAAATTCAGATGATACAGAAAGAAATGGTATCCCATGGTTACGATGAGAAATATATGGATGCCCTTAATGAGTTGAAACAAAAAGTTATATACTATCGGTATCAAAAAGTAAAGATTTGCTCGGGGCTGTATGATAAAATTGAAAACTTGGAGGCTGAACAGGGAAAACGTTTATTGAAATATCGATATATAAGAGGTTATCGTTGGGAAGAAATTGCAGACAAAATGGGATACAGTTCTAGGCAGGTGTTTAACATACACAGTAATGCACTCAATGCTTTAAATGATTAGAGACAAAGATAGAGTAAATCTCTCAATATTATTTGGGTTTCTTGGTAGAGATTTACTCTATTATCATAAATTAGATATATGAATTACTAAAAAATATTCATTATTATTACTGCATTATTCGATATAGGAATAAATAAAAAACATCTATCGAAGTAATTTTTAAAATTAGAAATTTCTGCCTCTCTCTTTTGCAATTCAGATTCTAATTTAATATTGATAATTTCCCCTAAACCATTTAAATCATCATTTTCATCGCTAAAAAGATCGTTATTGTTATATTTATAAAACAGCTCTTGTATAATAATTCTATTATTATCGATCCCATAAAAGCTATTTTTTGATTTGTTAAGATTTGTAATAACTTGATCAACAATTTGTTTTGAATCTGTTACCATAGCAGAAAAATCCTCTATACTTATAGTTTTATTTTTTAAAGAATTTATTGGAACAACATAATAAATACCACTACACTGTATAATAAAATTTATTAAAGACGGATTTGTATTTGTGTTATCAAATTCATTGTTGCTTTTGGAATTCTTATAATCCTTAAAAGAAGGAATGCCAGGCTTGAAATTTATGATTATAGGATTACGACTTTTATTTCTCATAAATTTAAATTCACCTAGATTGGGGTAATTATCATATATGTGTTTTACAAATTCTTCTATAAATCGAGTGATATCATTATTTTGTACAGTTTCAAAATTATCCTGTATGTAGTCTTCGATATAAAAAGTGGTTTTATCAAATTCCGTTATATGACCACTTTCAATGTATACAGTATAATTTCCTCTGATGTAATTTGCACATTCATCATATGTTTCAAAAATTTCCGATATTAAAAACATAATTAAATCGATTGATTTACTGTTGCCTATTTCATCTTCATGTTCGTATGCAAATGGAATTCTCTTTATTTCTAAATATAGTTCTTCGTTACGCTCGTTCATCATGCGAATATCTGCAGTGCAATGGCGACTATCGGATAGAATATAAGTTTTTCTATTGGGATTTAACTTTTGCAACAAATCTTGTGCTTCTTTGGGGTCCTCCTTATCTGGACAACCTGCGAATTTATAATTATCCTCGTTATATAAAGCTTTAAACATGATTTTTGTACAGCTATATCTACATTCTTTTGTTTTGCAACTTTCACAATATTTAAACAAATATTTACCTCTCTTCTTCTTATGTAAAGTTTATTTAATTAATTATACTATAATTAATGTGAATTATATATAAAAATATTATTCATAGAATTGCAGAAATGTTTTGTGTTACGCTTTTTGTTATAAAGGAGGCATTTGTATGAATAGTTTTATTAGCTGGATTGGTGGAAAGAAGTTGTTACGAAAGCAGATACTGGATCAGTTTCCGGAGGAGGGATCATATAAACGGTATATTGAGGTGTTCGGCGGAGCCGGCTGGGTATTGTTTTCAAAAGATAAACATGCACCATTGGAAGTCTTCAACGATGTAAACGGGGAATTGATCAATTTATACCGGGTGGTTAAATATCACCCGGAACCACTGCAGAAAGAATTAGAATGGTTGCTTATGTCCCGGGAACAGTTCTTTGATGAGTTAAACCGAAATACCAGAGGAATGACCGACATACAACGGGCCGCCCGGTTCTTTTGCCTGATCAGGGAGAGTTTTGGGACAGACTGCAGATCGTTTGGAGTAAGTTCCAGGGATATACATAAAGCGGTGGATTATTTGAAAGAGGTATCAGATCGGCTCAATAAAGTGGTAATTGAGAACCAGGACTTTGAACGGCTGGTAAGAACGTATGACAGACCGGATGCATTGTTTTATCTGGACCCTCCTTACTATGAAGCTGAGAAGTATTACCCAGATCGGTTCAACCCAGAGGATCATAAACGACTGCGGAAATGCTTGGATAGTATAAAAGGAAAATTCATCTTATCTTATAACGATTGCCAGCAGATCAGGGATTTGTATGAGGGATATACCATTATTGAAGTTGACAGAATGGATAATTTGGTGAATAAGGATAAGAGCAGGAGATATAAAGAACTGATTATTAAAAATTTATGATGTAAGATCTGCAAATACTCGATCTTTAAAAGACTTTACTAGAATTCATATAAGATATATGATATAATAATGTAAATTATAACTAAAGAGGAATAGACAATGGCAAACATATTATTTTGGAATGCCGGAATAAGTAAATATAAAGAAAATGATGAAGTGAAATTGGATCGTATTGATAATTGCATAATTGATTTAATCATCGAAAGAAAATGTGACTTTGTCATTTTAGCGGAATATAACAATGAAATAGAAAATTTATGTAATAAAATTTCACTATATGGAAGAGATTTTCAGATTGCACCTACTATTCAAAGAACAAGGAATAAATTGATTTATGATACTAGGTTTAGCGTTGAGTTGGTTAGAGACAATCCATATTTTTTTATTTATAATATTAGTTTTTTTGAATGGGAATGTTTGCTTTCAGGAGTACATTTTCCGAGTAAATTACATGCTAATGAGGATGATCAAGAACTTGTTGGGTATCAGCTCAAGAATTTGTTAGAAGAAGCTAAAAATGAAGTTAGGCATAATAAAATAATTATTATTGGGGATTTTAATGCTAATCCTTATGAGAAAATTATGACAAAAGCTAATATGTTGCATGCTATTCCCAATGCTAGTATTGTTGAATATAAAAAGAAAAGAATTACTACATCTGAATCATGGAGCATGTTTTACAATCCTATGTGGAATTTTCTTGGAGATAAAAATGAGCCAAACGGAACAATAAAATATGATGCGGGTGGAGCAATTAATTTATATTGGAATTTGTTTGATCAATCATTATTTAGTGCCGAAATGATTAAATATTTGGAAGTAGATTCCTTACAAATAATTACAAGTATAAAAGATTACTCATTGTTAGATAAGAGTGGATCTCCTGATAAAAAATTATTCAGTGATCATTTACCCATTTTTTTTAAAATTAAGGAGGAAATATAATGGATACTCTATGGAATATTGATTATGATAAACCAGATTTAAAGGCAGCAAATGAACTAATCCAAATACAGTGTGAAAAATTGGCTGAGTTAACGGATGGTATGGTAATAGCAAGAATAATTGAATATAAAGGGAATAACTATAGAACATATTCTTTAATGCATGAGTTTAATAATCAAAATATTTTCGGAGGAGAAGTAAAAGATCCCCAGGCTTATTTGGGAGATAATGACGAAAATAGCGCTTTTGTATATGAATTTTATATTACTTCTATAAAAACTCCAAAGTATAAATATAGAGTATGCTTTATCTACTTTTCAATAGGATTATATCCCGTAGGGTTGACTATTGATAAGTCTATTGCTATCAGTGCTGACTTAGAAGGCACAGAATTTGAAATTGAGGATCAAGAAGGGTTTGAAAATAAATTGGGTTGTATTTTAGGTTGTGAAAAGGTTACTTCTATTATCAAAAATTTATTGAATATTAACAAATAAACATTATGAGTTTACATTGAGGGGAGGCAGTGGCTACCTAGTTGTAGAAAATTTCTTTATATATTTCCTACCGACTGCATTTTCCGAGTTTCGGTTCGGTCACGGCTGAATTAGAGATTCAGGTTGACGAAAGCCGCACTTGCGTATACTGGACCGATAAAATTGATTTACCAAGTAATATGATTTATAAATACGGAATAGGACGAATGTAATTTAAGGGTCGGCGGTTGCTGGCTCTTTTTTGATATAATAAGATTTAAAATTTTTTGGTATTCCATTGACATTGATAAAGAAAAAAATATATATTATCAATAGATATCTAATATTAAACTCTATAATTCATATTGGGATGATACTGGGGGAGATAAAGTTGGTTGATTTCAACGAGATGAGCAAAAGAGAATACGATGAACTGGGTTTCTTATATGAGCAGAGGTATGGGCCATATAAGCCATTTAAAGAGGGGATAATTGTTGATGGTGATATCAATCCATACATAAGGCAGCTTATGGATATTGCTTTTGAGAACGAAGTGGAAAAAATCAAAATAGATACTGTAGAAAAATTTTTGTTCAACAGAGTTTCAAGGGAAGAATCACGTAAAATTATGTCGTTACTCCTAAGGAATAAAATAATATCCGAACAAGGAAAGTTGCTTATGAGCGACGAAGAATATTCAAAATTTACTTATAAAATATTAGATGAAGTAAAGCGAAAAGTAAAATCGGTAGAACAAGAACGTGAAGCAAAGGAGGCAAAAGAAACAAAAGAATTTAATATGCAGCTATTTGCTTTTTACTTAATATTGCTAGCTATTTCAATACCTTTGTGCGCTTTAACATTTAGGATTTTTGGTTTTACTTTAATGATTCCTGCATTAGTAATGACCGTGGCAATAATGTATAAATTTACAAGGTAATTAATAAAATTTACTTCCATCCTGGATAAAAGAAGTTTGTTAATAATTGTCGTTTATAAACAAAAGAAAAGCCCTGCATCATCTGCAAGGCTGAACCTCTCCGGCATGCCAATTGGGGGCAGCCATGCCGGTGGCTGTTATAATACAAATAGCACAAAGAAAATTTCTTGTCAAGGGTTGATTTGAAAATTATTTTATGCTAATCTGAAAAAGCCGAGGGGGCTCTACAAGAAATACTCAAGGGTATATCTTCCGGACATTGAGAATTTATAATGGTGATTAATTCAGGCAGGCAGAAGAGCAGAAGAAGCTTTGAAGCCTGCTTTTTGTATTTAAAAATATGCATTTTTTAGCCTTATATATTATAAAATATATATAGACATATTGGTTTATTAATAATATACTCTTAGGCTTTCTGTATCCCCTGAGGTATGTATAATAACTATATAGGGGTACATAAAAAAAACTTAATACCAGATATTGACAGTTATTTAATTATCTGGTAAGATATAATCAATTAAAACTGAATGGAAGGCAGTATATAGCCACGTTAATATATACATTTTGGTGGATAGGGATATATAGCAGTTTTATATATTACTCCTCCGTCCTGGTAGCTCTCGGAGCCGTGACCCGTTGCATAACGTATCTTGCAATAGGTGGCGGCTTTTTTATTTGCCCGTAAATCGATTTGAATTGGACAGGTAAGAAAATGCCAACAGAAGACATTTAGAACGGCGCATGGGGCAAATTTGAACGTCAGATTGGGTTATATATGTATTGATCATAGCACAGATAGAACAGAACCAGAATGAATCTAAAATCAAGGAGTTGATAACATGCAGGGAATAAGTGATAAGTGCGGCAGGGAAAGCTGCAGGTTAAATGACACTCGAAAATGTACCGTTTCAGAACAGCGTGATGAATGTCTGAAACTGCTAAATCAAATCATTCCTGACCCAGTGGACCGGATAACTTTTGCACTGTCAGATCAGGTAATTAAAGATTAATAGATCTGTGGTATTTACCCAGATAAATAATATATAAAGCTTTTATATGTATCTGTATGATACCTGTATAAGACACAGAAAGGAGATATAAACACTATGTCAGATAATATTAATTACACTACTGTAGCTGATACTGATGGGAATACAGTAGATGTCTTTGAAAATGAGATATCTCTATATCTCCAAGAATACATAGATGATCGTAAGATCCAAGACATGCGTAAAGAACCTCAGAGCCGTTGGAATGCTGCTCTTATATATATTAATAAATCTTTATTTGGAGCTAATAGAGATAAATTAATAATAGATACCAGAGTAAGTAATGCTTATAATATAGACCTTATTAGTAATATATGTGATGTTTATATAACTCTCTGTTATGAGTATGACAAGGAGATTAGTATTATAGGTTTCTCTAAGCTTACCGGTATTAACCAAGATACTTTCTATTCTTGGGGCAATAATGAGACACAAGTCGCTTCTGGTGCCTCCGAGATATACAAAAAACTTAATTCCGAAAGAGAGGAAAGTTTAAGCAACAAATTGATTTCTGGTGGCTCAAATCCCATGAAAATCCTCCCGGCGCTCAACCGACATTACGGGTGGAACATGGGACAGCCAAGAGGAGCAGACGGAACAGCGAGGATATCAGTAAGCCGTGAAGAAATAGAAGCCAGGGCTCAAACGGTTGACCTGCTGCCGGGATCAGCGGAAGAGTTACCGGATTGAGGGCATAAGAAAAGCCCCGGCGATTGCCAGGGCAGTGATTAAATCAAGAATAGATTTTTTTGAATAGCTTCTTCAATTTGCTTCGGTTGAATGCCAATGTATCGCTGAGTAACAGCAGCACTTGAGTGTTGCAGGAGTTGCCGAACAAGCTCAATATTGTAACCATTGTCATTGTAAAGGTTGGTCGCGTAGAATTTGCGGAAGCTGTGGGAACCAATATTATCAAGGCTTAGAGCCTCGCAGACCAGTTTTAAATGCTTTTGAATGGCTCTTTCGCTGATATCAAACAGTTTCGCACGACTGGATATGTTATTATCAAGCGCATATTGCAAGATGTAATTATACAGCTCGACCGGCACAGTAAAGTTTCTTTGCTTTTTAGTTTTCCCCTCTGTGATGTCAAGGCGATAACGTTCGCCATCTTTGATAATGTCACAAGCATGGAGTTGCATCACATCGCCAATACGTAAGCCTAGGTTGGCTTCCAGTACCAAGGCGGTAGCAATTCGGTTGTTCGGCTTACAGACTGTCCCGTCCTTGGTCATGAACCCAGATCGGATAGTGTCAATGATAAGCTGATATGATTCGCGGGTTAGTGTCACGGTTTTTTTATTCATTCTGTACTCCTCCTAGAAAGTTCGTAAAATACTTCTGAAAAGTTCGTATAATCTATTAACACCATCATACCACACGATAAAACCATTGTAAATACGTAATAGTTCGTTTCCTGACTATTTTACGAACTCGAAAAGACCGGTAGATAAGGCACCCGGGACGGGGTATATAGAAAAACTGTTTTTCGCCTTGTTAAGTACGGAAATTCCGAAAAATTCAAAAAGGGCTTTTCGTCAAAGATAAGAATTTGATCAAGAAAGTAAAGGGGTAAATATCGTGATAGACCTAACAGGAAAGTTTATAACCACTACGACAAATGTAGAAAGTGAAAGATTGCTTAGAATTGCATCTGCACGAGGATATAGAACAGATATTGGATTGAAAGTGTTGGTCAACAAAAGACTTTTCCATTTTTCTGAGTTTCCTAAATGGATAACTACACCGGCTTATTTTCATATTCCGGATAATGCTTATACATACCAGGAATTATTCGGAGAAGAAGATGAGGAAATGAGCAGAATATTATCTGATTCATTACGATTCTGCCGGGCGCATGGATATAGCCTTTTCAGGATTTACGTAGATGATGAGACCATGTCATTTAAGGGGAAAGCGATAGCCAAAGGAGATTCAGGAGATCGTAAAGAGATTGAACAGAGTATTGGTAAGCCAATTAAACTTTCAAAGGCTGACATTGAACTGCTTGTAGGATGTCCTGTGGAAATCGTTTCTTAGAAAAATAATTCTCAAAAATTTTAAAATTTATAAAAAGGCCTCAGGAGGATACATTAATGTTTAATCGAAAACTATTGTTTGCCAAAAGGCATAGAGGAACTTTCCTGTTTGCTTTTGCAAATTTCAAAACGCAGGAATGCTATGAATGGTATATCCAACTCTCTTTAAAGGATCCCTGGTGGATTCCTAAATATGAACCGTACTTTCTAAACGAAGGAAAATGGCCGTTAGCCGGCTGGTTGTTTTTCTATTTCGGCAGACATACCAGAGGAGCAATTATTCCGTGTCTGAAAAGCGAGATTCCCGAAGGCAAGAAGTGTATAATTGATAAAGCCGGGAACCCGTATATGATTTACAACCTACCTGATGAAGAACTGGCCAGAAAGTTCCGGAGGACGATTCTCCGGTATAACTGCAATGTAGAAATTAAAAAAGATGGGGAAACCGTGACTTTAATAAATCGGGTCCGGTCGAAAAGATGGATTTCAATTTTCCTCAAAGAATAAAAAAGGGTTGTATGCTATGAAGAAAAAGTTGTACATGGCAGTAGAAACCGATGAATATGAATTGCCGCTTTATATAGCAGATACGTCAATAGAATTAGCAAATTGGTCCGGATTCAGTATTGGATATGTGTTGAGTGCTATATCACACAAGTATTGCGGGAAGAAATCGGGAATGAAATTTTTGAGGATTGATGTTGACTGGGATTAGTATTAAATAGCTTACCATAAGAATAAAAAAAGAGTAGCTAAATTAGCTACTCGGTATTAATATATTTATTTATGCTTTTTACAAATTATTTTAAAATATTTAGTATTAATTTCGATATCATGACACTTATCATTAATCAATAACGCTATAATTTTATATAACGAAACCATTAAAATAATAAATCCAAATAAAATGGCATTCACCTTTTTCATCCCTCCTATTCGCTTAATATTAATATAAAATCATAAGCCGTCCTAGCTACTTTGCTCTACTGAGCACTGAGTCTCTGGACTAATATAGGTGGCATAAATAAATGCCTATCAGCAATACATGCTTTTAAAAATACTTTATCAAATTGAATTATGAATAAAAAATTAAAGATACTATATTTCCTGCTCATTATACACGATTATTGAAGAATGTCAATAGAAAAGTAGTAAAATATGTAAAATTATGAAAAATGCAGAAAAAATGAGTCATATAAAAAAGATTGGTTAAGTTATTGATTACATGGCGGTAGCTGGGCGTAAAGCAGCCCGTAACTGTATTTGAAGAGGTAACAAGAAATGAAAAATTATAAGGTCATAGCAACCGATGAAGAAATAATGAAAACTGCGTCAGATGCTTTTTTCAGGCAGTTTGTTGAGCGGATGAACAGTGAGAATATTGAAAATGCATATAGTCTACAAGATGCTGCAGAGATGGTCAGGTATGAAATTATGCTGAAAGGTGATTGGTATAATGCTTTAGTGGCTTCTATTTTTGGATATCTGCAGGAAACCGATGGCTCAATTCCTTATGACCAGATGGCGCTGGAATTAGCAAACAGGATAGTTGGTATAGAACCGGGTCCTGTAGAAGATACAGAATGCGGTCCTGAAGACTATGAATTTTGAAAGGGGATATCCATGGATAAGAAAGAATTGGCTAAACTTCTTAATGGTCGAGAATACGGCTATGAGATCTTCAGAGACGTGTGGCGTGGCGCTATAGATGCCGGTCTTGTTATTGTCAGTGGTGCATCAGATGACTTGATGGAGTTTGATGGTGCCATTTGTGATGAGAGCGGCGGCTTTGACGGTGGAAAGGTATTCTTTGACAGAAACGGCGTTTCACAAGACAATATGGAGCGCGCGAACTTTATTCAGGCTTTCTGGTGTAATAAAAATGCATTAGACGAAAATGGGAATATCATTACATGGACCTATAAGACTGAGATTCCTCATGAAACGTTTATGATTTATGATAACGGAGAGCCGTATTGCCGGGGTATCATATTTGATTTATCAGATATTAAAGAGGGGTAAAGGATATGGAAGTATTGAAGTGGTTTGTAACAGTCTGGAATGTATTCATGGTGGTTTTCATTCTTTGGTTTTCCCAGGGTCTGATCTGGAAAAGAGATAAGGCAGCAACAGTCGGATTTGGTATTATGGCAATTATGTATATTCTGGCCTTGGTACCAATGTGGAGGTAATGATTGTGTGCCTTTTGAAAGTGACTGTTACTGCATGGAATTTATTAATGGCGATAATATCCATTGTGATTTTATTTGAATATATTCGTAATTCTGATGTCAGAGGAATCATCGTAACTGTACAAATGGTAATTATGCAGGCTTTAACAATAATAGCGATTTGGAGGCGACTAGTATGATGTGTTTCACGGAACAGCAGAAACAGGAAATAGTACATACAGGAATGCTTGTGGTTGAGTTCAAACAGTTGCTCATAAGAAGTAGCAGACTGCTGAAAGAAGTATTTGTTTCTTTAAAAGATATATTGCTGCAGATTGCAGACAGAATCGCCCAATGCGTACAGATGATTAGTAAAGAATATCGAGATGTGCCGCCAAAGAAAAGGTATAAGGTGGTCCATAGGCTGAACAAGTGCGGATTTACTGAAAAAGAAATTAACTTGATGGTATGTGGGGCATACCGCTGCCGGAATAATTGTTAGGGAGGCTGTAAGTTAAATTGATTTTGACATATTTCGGAATTGTCCTATTCTTTACATTCGAATGGGTTAAATTCATAAAATTAAAATTACTGACTTTATCCGAACGGCTTAGCGGTGCCTGGATAATAGACAGTTCGAGGCACCCCGTTTAGATGTTGTCTGTATTAAAGAAGAGTGCCGATATAATGATTATACCGCTTAAAGCAGTTAGTACTTGATACAGACGATGGCAGCGCAGTAATGACGGTAAGTTGCTGAAAAGTCTGTCAGAGTGAAATTTTCCCATGGCCGAATGCTAGTTAAGGGCTGTCACTGGCCCGTGGGGATTTGCCCGGAAACGGGCATTGGCGTGTTTACCTTTCACCTCATAGCTGTTTGCTGTTAAGGCGGAGCGAATCCGCCGTGAGGTTTTTATCCTTATCTTCACTTAGTGGGATTTTCTGCATATAGTCCTATCGATGGGAGATGTATGGATAGCAGGTATTAGTTTTATGATGGTTAAAACAAGCTGAAGCGTATGAGAAGACATGCAGGTTCACGGACATACGTCAAAAAGCAAGACATGCGGTTCGATTCCGCATATACCTGTTGGAAATAATCTGGCTTAGCCGGTCAGAGAATTTCAAGTAAGAGGTTGCAAACTTTTGCGTGATTGCGGTGGTGGTTCAAATCCACAATCCTGTTATATGAGTATGTGTGAGGCTAACATTGAAAGTTTGGCAGGTAAGGCGTAGGATAATCGCAGGTTCGATTCCTGCCGCCGTAATTCGGAACAGTAATCCCATGCAGTATGCATATTGGTTATTCCCATCTTGGATTGGTTGGTGCGCAGCTGGCAGACGTGTCACCTGCATGTGGTTCCGTTCATCTTGTTACAAGTGGAAGAGGTCTGAAAGAGCGAAGTGGTGCAATCACTTTGCGGAGGCAAGCGAAAGCGACAATAAGGAAGCAGACCATTAGAGGGTGAGCTGTGTGGGTCTATTCCCTCTTGACACCGGGAAAGCCGGTTGTTCTTACAAGAATATTGTGTTGGTGGCAGAATCGGTAGACGCTTAATCAGAAGAGGTTCTTCTTAAAGGCCAATGAATAAACCATGTTGGCTATGTGAGGTTCAAATCCTCGCCCAACACATCAATCTCTTACAATTGTCTGGCAGGTTGGAAAATTCAAGACAATGGAATGCTAACGGGCGCAGGTCCGTTATGGGGATTTAGCTGAGATGGCATAGCAATAGGCTGTTAACCTATGTACATCGGTTCAAATCCGATAATCCCCTTGTGGTGGGCGTTGTTTGTCTGACGAGATAAATTATGCTCATTGCTAAAAATAACACTAGTGAGTAATATGCGATAGTTGCATGGTGGGTAACAGTATAGGTGAGTCGCATAACCTGCTGTAGAGGCCGTGTAAGCCAGTTTTTTGAGTGTTTTCTGGCACTTGGGAAGTAAGCTGTGAAAGCGCCTGCCTGAAGAACAGGAGAGATAGGGTCAGAACCTATGCTTCCCATTAAGGCCAGTTCGATTCTGGCTCAATGGCAGAGGGTTGGCGTGACGGGGTGATGGTTCGATTCCATCTGGAGCAGTGCTGTGAAAGTGACGTATTAACAGATTAACCTTGGAGGACAATGCTCATCCGCATGGTAAGGTGGACGTTAAAATGTCAAAGATTCCATTCATGGGCTATTACCAAATGGTAAGGCAAAGGATTTTATTCCAGCATTTCCCGGTTCGATTACGAGTAGCCCAACTGCACATTGGAAATTGAATATTGATGTTTGGAAAAATTATACTTTTAAGTACAAGAAAATGATATAATAAAAATATAAAATACAAAGGAGAAAAGAAATGCTAGGATATATATCTTCTTTTACACCAGCCGATGTTGTAGTAGTGATAGCTGCCATTATTGGAGTCGCAGCAACAATTTATACTAATAAAAATACAAATGATTTTCAGGAAGATTGGAATCAAAAGCAATTAGACGCAGATTTAAAATCTAAAGCTAGAATCGAGTGGATTCAAAATGTTAGAAATGTTACGGCTGAATTAATATCTATTTATTATAAGCTTTTAAATGAAGCGGATAAAACTAAGTTATTTGATATATATTCGTCAGCGAGAGCGAAAAGCGAATTACTAATTCTATATTTTGGACCAGAAAATAAAAATAACCAGAAAAATGACGAGAAAGAGATTTTGCTTGATACAGAAAGTAATGACGGAAAAAATAATTCTATCGTTGAATATTTAGAGTCCTTGTCAGATGATTTTTATGCCCATTATAAAAGTACATCAAATAAAAGCCTAAAAGATTTAGAAGAGGCAAAAAGAAAAGCAAGTTATGATGTGTATAAATATCCTTTAAAAGATGGCGATTTTTTATATACGAGGTATGATGATGATGGCAACGATTATGATGTTCGGGATGAGCCAACATGGGATCCTAATTTAAAGGAAGAGTTGAAATCAACGGAAAAAGAAATTACTGAGTATATAATACGTGTTAATAAACTTAGTAATGGCCTTGTACTGTTAAGAAATATTATAAGAATTTATCTTAAAATAGAGTGGAGAAAAGCTAAGTTAGGCGAATGATTATTTGTGTTAGTGAGATTATTTTTGTGATAAAAAAATTATGCCATTCATCAATATTCGGTGGTTGGTTTTTATCGTGAAAATGAGGTGAAGAATGAGCATTAGTAAAGTAATTGAATCAATAGAGCATGATTTGTTTAGCCGCGTCATGAATCCCCCACAAGATGGATTTGAAGGGCAGGCAGATATAAGAGTTTTGCCAGATGGGAGCCGTTGGGCAGTTTGTCCATGGTGTAATAAGAAGGCAATAAAAATACTACCAGAAACTAAAATATACATGCTTCCGTATAAATGCAAGAACAGCAAGTGTCAGAGGAATTTTGTTGTAAATGTATAATATGAATTTTAATCGTCTGATTTAAAGTAGAGCCTTGTGAGCCTTCAGACCTTTGTTAATAACAGAGGAAGGAGGCTCTTTTTCTATGGATTTCCAAGAACACCGGGAAATAATCAAAAAATTAAAGCGGCAGATTGAAACGCCGCCTTCTTACGACATTCTAAACATTCTGTTATCAGAACTCCAATATACAATGCAAGATAATCCAGATCTGCCGGTTGAGGACCGGGACTTCATCATGGCTTATTCCGGGTTTATTAAAAAATGGGTGGTCACACGATTTGCCCAGACTATGGATACCAGGTGGGATGATCTCTACTGGAAGACTTTACATTTTGAAGCTCCGTTCCTGTTTGAATCGTTTTTGATTTACATGGAGAAGGACCGGAAGCCAGATAAGCGTTTTTATCTTCCACGTCGTAACACTTTAAAAGTTGTTGCTGATGATCTTCAGGATTTGGAAGATAACAAACTTGACTTCTATGGACTGTCAATGCCTTCCCGAGTTGGTAAGAGCACGATTTGTATTTTCTTCATGGCATGGATTATTGGAAAGCGGCCAAACAGCCATAATGCTATGGGCGGCCATTCTGGAAAGCTGGCAAAAGGTTTCTATGGTGAAGCCATAAACCTTATAAACACAAAGGAATATACTTTTGCGGAGATATTCCCTGATTCCAAGCTACAGAAGACAAGCGCAGAGGATTTTGAAATCAACCTGGACGAACCAGATCGCTTTGCCAGTCTCACATGCCGTGGTATAGATGGCACATGGACAGGTGCTGTTGATATATCTGCAGATGGTTACCTTTACGTAGATGATCTTATTCGTGATCGTGAGCATTCTTTGAACCCAATCCGTATGGAAAATACCTATCAGGAATATTTAAACAAAATGGTCGACCGTAAGAATGATGGGGCAAGGGAACTAATGGTGGGGACTAGGTGGAATACAATAGATCCCTTGGGTAAAATTGAAAAAGAAAACGCTTACAATCCAAGATTTCGATTTCGAAAAATACCAGCATTGAATGAAAAGGATGAATCAAACTTTCAATATGAGATTAAGGGATTTTCTACTAAATATTATCATGATATGAAAGAGCGCCTTGATAAAAATGAATGGGAAGCGAAATTTCAGCAACGACCATTTATTCGTGAGGGATTGTTATTTCCAGAAGATGAACTTCGGTTCTTTTATGGAGTATTGCCGGAGTGTGGATTTATCCGTGTTGTGACGGCCTGTGATGTGGCTTGGGGCGGTGGAGATAGTTTATCTATGCCAATAGGTTTTGAGTACGAAAATGGAGATGTTTACATTGTAGACTGGGTTTTTAATAGAGGCGTTAAAGAAGTCACGATACCGATTGTAGAGGGTAAGATCGTAGGAAATAAAATTCAGCAGATCAATTTTGAAGCCAATAACGGCGGTGAAATGTATGCCAAATATGTGAATGATGATTTGATTCGCCAGGGATATAAGTGCTCTATTACTTCTACAAAGGCTCCTACGACTATGGC